CGTGATGCGCAACTCGCTCGGGGCGGCCACCGAGGACCGGTTACTGCGCCCGTGGCGGAGCACCACCTTGGCCGGCTCGTGGACATACGCCGACAGGGCTGTCCACGTCCACGCCGACGAGTCCGAGTCCGGGTCAACCCCGAAGGCGGCTTCGACCACGAGGCCTGTGCTGGCGACACCCCCGCCGTAGGGGACGAAGTACGGCGCCAGCGACAGGGTTTCGGACACGCCGGCGGTCTGGGTCTGCGACGCCGTGGTCGTGGAGATCACGTTGTTCGGGTAGGTCTGCGGCCAGGACACGTCGGCCACGACGCCCGAGATGTCGGTGCCGGCGCCCGCGTTGGTGGAAAGGTCGGCGCGTTCGCTGACGGTCAGGCCGTCGAAGTCTGTGGCCGTCCACGTCGTCGCGACACCCGACGCGGTGCGGGTCGCGGCCGAGGCTGTGACATACAGCCCCGACGCGGTGAGGGTGCTGTCGTTGGCCAGCGACAGCGACCCCGTCAGAGTCGAATCCTCGGCGGTCGCGAACAGCGGACTGTCCGGATCCACGCCCGTGTAGGCGCCTACCACGCCCCAGTTACGCAGCGACGTACCGAGCGTCCACGTCCAGTTGGCGCCCTCGGACGAGGCCAGCTTGCGGTACACCCACAGCGTCACCGCCGACCCGGACGCCACCGAGTCGATCAGCGTCCACCCGGCCGGCGGGGTGATGGTCGGTGTACCGGCGGCGGAGATGAACGCGAACAGGTGGTCGCGGTCCGGATTCGCCCCCGTGTCCACGATCCCGACCGGCTTGGCGACGGTTACCGACGTGCCGGCGGTGCCGTTGGTGACGCTCTGGCTGGAGCGGAACGCGACAGCCATCTAGCCCTTGAGCCCCAGTACGGCCAGGCGGCCGCCGCGGGCCTGAACCTCGGTGTTGATGGTCTCGATCAGATCGGCGGCGGTGGCCCTGCCCGACACGTTGATGACCACCGGCCGGGCGTCGCCGCCTCCTCCACCGGCCCACGCCCGGGTCAGGTTCCGGGAGTCGGCGCTGGAGTACATCTGGCCGCCGCGGGGACCGAAGACGCCGACCTCCGGGCCCTTCTCGCCGAACAGGTAGGGCGTGCCGTAGTCGAGCGGACCGCCCTCGGCGCGGGTGTCGATACCGGCCGCGACCGGACGCCCGCTCGAGTCCCGCTCGCCAGAGCGGAAGTCGCCTTCGACCGTCCGGATGTAGGTCGTCACGAAGATGTCCCGCTTGGTCGGCAACCTGAACAGCGAGTCCGCAAGTTTGTCGACTTCTTTCCGGGCGGCGCCGGTCGCCCCAGTCGCCTCCTCGGCCTTCTTCTTGAAGTCGTCGAGCTTCTTCTGCGCGCCAGCCGCGTCGCCGGTCATGTCCAGGTACGCCTGGGCCACGGCGATAGCAGCTGTAGCCTCCTGCTCCAGCGCGTACCGCCGGTCGACCGCGCTCTGGCTGTCGCCCTTCACGGAGTCGCTGCCGGCGCCCTGGAAGGCGGCTTCGACCTGCTTCAGTCCGTCGTAGGCGCGCTTCAGCGACTCGTCCAGGGACATCTGCGCGCCGTGGAGTTCGTTCCAGGCGTCTTTCAGGTCCCGCGCCTTCGCCGTCGCGTCGAGTTGGGCGATGGCAAGGTCGCGTGTCTTCTGTTCGGTCTGGCGAAGAGCGGTTTGCTCCTCGATCAGGGCCGCCGACGCCAACTTGGTCGTGTTGACGAAGCCAGTCATGTACTGGCCAGCGGACTGGATCTCGGGCCCGTTGACGAAGCGGCCGATGGCGCCGAGCGTTCCGTCGAGGGGAAGGTTCGACAGGGCATCTCCAACGCCGGGGAACTGCAGCAGATCGTTGAGGACGGTGAGTCCGCCGATAGCGTCGCCAGTCGCGCGGGTTCCGGCCTGGAGAACGTCGAAGACCTGCCCCAACGCCTTCGCGGCGCCGGGCGCGTCCGCCGAGATGGACCGGAAGAAGTCACCGACGGCCTTGCCGGTCTCCGGTAGCTCCTTCTCCCACATGTCGAACAGCGGCTGGGAGCGGTCGATAGCGACGCCGACGCCCTTCGCAGTCTTGTCGACGAACCCGATGATGCCGTTGACCCACTCGTCGGTGAATGGAGCCGACGACCGGATCACCGACTGGAGTGTCCCGCCAGCGAGATACGCCTTGAGTACGTCCACCGACTTGGTGACCGGCTCGACGAACGCCGCCGCCGCCGGCTCCATCGTCTGCAGGAAGGTGTCCTTCAGATCTACGAAGGCGGCGCGTACCCGTAGATCCTGCGACGCCAGCAGGACGCCACCGACGATGCCGCCAGCACCCACGGTGCCGACAACAGCGCCAGCAACAGCCGCGGAAATGCCCGGCGCCAGGGCCGCGCCGATGGCCACGCCACCTGCGAGCAGTTGGGGCGGGACTCCGCCCATGCTTGGGATGCTTCCGAGAAGCCCTTCGAGCACACCCGTGATCGGCTTACTGTCGTCGCCGGTGAGGCTGAACTTCGTCCCCGTGGTGCGCTGGATCTCCCTCGCGATCCGCTGGATCGCGGCCAGATGCGACCGTTGCTCGCGCAGACTCTTCTCAATCGCTTTGCCGTCGCCGCCGGCGAGGAACTGGGCGTCGAGTTCGGCGATCCGCTTCGTCGTCTGCTCATACTCCGCACGCAGAATGCGGACCTGCTCGCCGTGGGTCCGGACGGACTTCGTAGCGCCGTCGATGCTCTGCTCGACGTCCTCGACGTTGCGGCTCAGGCCGTCCATCGACCTGCTGGCCTTGTTGGTTTGCGCGTCGAGGGACTTCATCGCCGCGCTCGCCGCAACCGACTCTGCCGCCAACTCGGCCAGGTCCCGGTCCACTTTGTCGATGGACTTGTCGAGTTCCTTCATCTCTTCGTCCATCGCCGCGGTCGAATGCTCTACGGCCTTCGCAGCGGCGAGATACTTCGCCGCTTCGAGAGTTGCCTCTACCGCTACTTTGCGCGGAATGGCGCACCTCCCGTCAGGTGCGTCGGGTCATGAACGATGCACCGCGAGATCGGGAGTTCTCGGCTGTCGCCTGCGCCACCCGTGACGCCTCGCAGATGACCTCGGTGACCGTCCACGTGCCCTTCGTCTTCGGATCGCGGCACTCGGACATGAGATGCCCGCACATCGGGCAGGTCTCGGCCCGCTCGGCCCGCAACGCCAGCAGCAGCCCGCGATCCGTGTCCGTCCACTCCGGATCGGAAACAGTCCAACCACGGACCAGCAGGCCATCTTCGTACTCGTACGTGGTTTCGGTGGTGAGCTGGGCGCCGCGGAAGACGCTGTAGCTGGTGCCGGCCTCGGTCGCCGCCTCTACGTCGTCTCTGAGTCCTGGCTCAGTACGGAGGCGGCTTCGGAGTTTGGGACATCAACCTCGCCCATGTTGAGCATGTAGGCGCGGCCGGCGAGGATCGCCCAGGCGTGGAAATGGAGCAGATCGGCCAGCTCGCCGACCTGCTCGACGGTCATCTCCGGGTCGACGCAGGTGCGGGCCACCAGTTCAGCCCGCCACGGGAAGTAGCGGGCCTCCCAGTCCTTGGCGGGTTCGCCCTCGGTGCGCTCCGGCTGGTCGAGGTAGAAGGCCGTCCATTCCCGGCTCGGCATCGCCCGCAGGTGGAAGTCGACCGTCGCCTCGCGCATCTCCTCCTGCAGTTCGACGATCCGCTCCGCGATGGCCCGCTTCGGCGAGACGCCCTCAAGGTTGGTCGCCGGTTGGGCGTCGGCCAGCTGTCGCTCGAGTTGGCCGAGTTGCTCGAGGAGCTCCCCGGCCAGGCACAGCGGCACCGTGTCCGTGGCGAGCGAGGCCAGTTTCCGGATGTCGTCGAAGCTACGCAACGACGGCTCGTTTGTTCGGGTCGAGGTACACGCCCAAATCGACCGTGAAGTCCCAACTGCCGTCCGGCTGCGGCTTGACGTTCATGTACTCGCCACACTCCACCGGGAACATCTCCACGCTGCCGGTGGTGCCACCGGCGCCCTGCCCGATCGTCCACGCGGTCGTTGTGTCCACACCCATACGCACGGCCAGGAAGCCGGTGGCCCGGTAGACGAGCAGGTTCCACGCCGGATCGGTGGAGCCGGTGGTGGCGTCGTGGTGGCAGGTCAGGGACACCGTCGGGTTGCGTCGACCCATCCTCTCCAGCGTGAAGGTGGAGCCCACGTTGCCGACGTTGACCTTGCCGGTGGTGTTGCCGATGTCCAGGCCGTCCGGGTTGATGTACGAGGTCAGGTTGGTGCCGGCGTTGAGCTCGGCCACGGATGGCAACGCGATGTTGCTGCACGCCGTCAGCCAGTAGACGCGGACACGCCCGTCGATGATGACGACGCTCATTCGCTGTTCTCCTCGTCAGTCGTCTCCGGCTCGTTGTCGGGCTCGGGCTGCTCGTCGTCGGCCTTCTTCGGCCGGCGCTTTTTCGGTTCCTCTTCCTCCGCCGGGGCGTCGAGGTCGACACCATCGGCGTAGTCGGGGAGGTAGAAGTCGGACGGGCTCTCGCGCCACTCGGAGACGCGGTAGAAGCCCTTCGCCTGGTGCATCTCGAAGGCGGCCTGCGGAACGATGCCGACGGTTTCGATGTCCGGATGCCGGACCACGGCGAACACGGCTACACCCGGAACAAGTAGTAGGTGACGCCGGTGCGCGCGCCGGAGAAGGTGATCGTTGCGACCCCGGTGGCGTAGTTGATGGCGGTCTTCGGAATGAACAGCGCCCGATGTCCGGTGGCCGTACCGACCAGCGATGGCACGGTGCCGGCGTAGCCCTGCTGGGTCAGCGTCGGGTCGGCCACGGTGACGTCGGTGGTCGTGCCGGTCGTGACGACCAGCATGATCAGTCCGTTGGGTCCGAAGCTGTCCGCTGAAATCGTGTCGCTGGCCGCCGGTGTCAGGGCGGCCGGTGTGGTCAGGACGCCGCCGGAGGGCACCGCGACCGACTGTGATACCTGCAGCGTCATCCAACGCTCCTATCTCGGTGGTGGGAGGAGGCCGGACTCAGCCGGTGCTTGTGTACGAATAGGTCGAGATCGCGTCGACCACGAGCCGGCCGGTGGACTCGTCGCGGTCCGGCTCCAACTGCTCGTCCTGTTTGATCGGGCTGCAGTTGCGGCCGGAGATGACGGGCCGGAAGTTCAGCAACGACGAGCGGACCTGCATCTGCACCGCGCGCGCAGCGGCGGGCGAGAGTCCGACGCAGTGGCAGGTGTAAGTGGTGGTGATGGTGACCTGCTGCGCGGACAGGGCGGTGCCGAGGCCGTCGCGCGGCCAGGCCACCTTCGTGTAGACCATCACCCAGGGCGGGTTGGGTGTCGGGCTGGGAACAACGCCGTCGTACACGCCGAGGATGTTCGCGTTGGCGATCAGCGCCGCGAGCCCCTGTTGGGCGTGCGTCTCGTCGAGCGTGTCTGTCACGACTTGCCCTCAAGCAGGTCGGCGGCGGCCTTCCCGACGGCCCGCTCGAACTTCGGCAACTCCGCATCCAGAGCAGCTTGGCCGGCGTCGTGCGGAGCCGAGGTCAACGTCCCGTAGGTGATGATCTTGGACAGGAACGCCTGCCGGTTCTTCGGATCCACCCCGACCTCAAGCGAGAAGTCGGATCCGTGCTCGGTGATGTCGTAGTTGACACCCCGGATCAGGTGCGGGATGTGGCCGTGGTCTGTGGAGATCGCCCGCCAGCGCGCGCGCCAGTCCTTCTTGATCTGCACGCCTGCGCGTTCCACGATTCGGCGAAACACCTTCGGCGCCCGCTCCGGCAGCGAGCGCAGGTCGGCCAGCCAGTCGTCCATGCCGTTGACCTTGAGGCCCATTACGACAGCACATCCAACAGTGGGAGCTTCCGCGTCGTCGCGTGGCTCTTGCGGCTCGCCCCGGTGACCACGAACGTGCGACCCGCAAGGTCGGTGTCGTTGAGGCACGTCACGCAGGTCACCACGTCATCAACCTCGATGCCCTCGCTGCCAACCACCGGCAGTTGAAGCTCAAAGTTGGCCAGGCGAACCGCCGCCTCGGCTAGTTCACTGTTCCCGGCCTGAATCGCGGTGGCGGCCTGGAACTGGCACGGTCCGGTGTAGACGGTGGAGAACGTGGGTGTAACCACGCCGTTGGCCGGATTGGTCGACAGTCCGGTCGGATGCTGCACGGTGCAGGTGTCGACCAGGGCGCCGGAGGTGAGCAGGAAGGCGCGGCCGGCGAGGAGGACGTTCTCTCGCCCCATCTACGAAGCCTGCTCGCCGAAGATGTACGTCACGCCCGGCGGAAGTGGCCCGCCCTGAGCCCGCGTGGGCGGGAGCGTGAGCCAGTGCAGCAGCTCGACCATGGCCGCTTCGTCGAAGGCCCGGCCGATGGTCTCGACCCCGGCGATCTTGCCATCGGCGCGGACATCCAGCAGCAGCGAGGGCGATACGAAGACCTGCCGGACGACCTCGCCGCCAGCGATCGCGAGGTATGCCGCTTGAACGTCGGCCATGAGACCTCCTACGTGACGCCCGCGTATGGGCGGATGGTCAGCCCGCTACCCGGCGCGCTCGTGTCTCCCGTACCGGGGCGGGAGACGTCGCCGATGAGGTATGGCCGGTAGGTGTGGGCGCCGTTGGGGCGGTAGGTGAGGCCGCCGACGAAAACGACGTCGAGGGCAGCGGCGGCGGAGGTGAGCGTCAGGGCCGCGCCGTCGACGAGTCGGATGTACCCGAGCGTGGCTGTGGCCGATGACGTGGACGTTGCGGCGGCCGTGAAGACGGCGCGCAGGCCTAGCGCACCAGTCGCCGACGTGGTGCTCGTCGAGGCGGCGGTGAGGGCGGCCCGCAGTGTCACCGCGCCTGCGGCGGTGGTCGTGCTCGTTGCCGGGCCGGTGACGGCGCCCCGTACAGCGAGTGCACCGGCCGTCGTCGTCGTACTCGTGGCGTTGCCCGTCAGGGCCCCGCGCAAGGTGAGCGTGGCCGCGGCGGTGGTCGTGCTGGTCGCGGCTCCGTCGAGCGCCAGGGGGAGCAGGCCGACGATGGACAGGTCGGCGGCGCCGGACGTGGTGGATGTCGCAGCGCCAGCGAGTGGGATCAGTTTGGTCAGCGCCGCCGTGGCGCTCGTCGTCGAAGTGGCCGCACCGGCGAACGCCAGGACGGCGCCCAGGGTGGCCGTGGCGCTGGTCGTGCTCGACGCATTGCCCACGATCGGCGTGAGCCGGGTCAGGTTCGCCGCCGCCGATGTGGTCGACGTGGCGGCACCGGTGAGGGCGCCGGTCATCGTCAGGGTCGCCGCGGCGGTGGTCGTGCTGCTCGACGCCCCGGTGATCGGGGTGAGGATCCCCAGTGCCGCCGTTGACGAGGTGGTTGAGGTGGCGTTGCCGGCGGCCACGTGAACAACGACAACGGTCAGGGCACCAGTCGCCGAGGTGGTGCTCGTGGCCGCACCCGCG